GCGATGCTGACTGCGGCCCGCACGGTCGACAGCCAGCGGCTTACCGATATCACCGCGCGGCTCGCCACTCTCGGCGTGACCTCCGTATGAGCGTCGGCACCCTGGACGACTATGTGACCGCCGCCTATCGGGTCACGATGAGCAAAAAGCCGAACCCGGCCTATGTCGACTTCGTTGCGGCGTTCAAGGCATCGCCCGACCTATTGGCTGAAGCGCGGGCCGAGAAAGACAAGCTGGCCGCCATGGACCGGGCCGGCAGCACGTTCAGCCGCGATTACCTGAGCAAAGCCCGGCACGACACACTGGCGGCGATGATCAGCCGCTATCAGGCGCAGGAGAGTATCCCATGAGCGACCTTACCACGGTCGAGATTGAAACGGCTGGCGAGGATGGTTCGCTGCCGGGACCGACTGAACGCCTGACGCGACGTGAACGCAGCCAGGTCAGCCGAGGCGGCGAAGGCGAACCGCAGGACGCGGGCTTGACCATCGAAGCGGGCGGTGATGATGACCCGATGGCCGCGCTGGAAGCGTCACGGCGGGCGCTGGCACAACGCGATGAGGAACTGGCATCGGCCCGGCGCACGGCTGATCAGGAGCGACGCGCTGCCGCCGAAGCGCGGGACCAGGCCGCTCGGATCGCGCGTGACCGTCGCGGTGATCAGCGCGCGGCGGTAGAAGGCAGTTTGCGGGCGGCTGAGGCGCAGCTTGAAAGCGCCCGCGCACAGTATCGGCAGGCGCGCGAAACCGGCGATACCGATGCGGAATTGGAAGCGCAGTCGTCGCTGGCCGAAGCGACCTACGCGAAGAAGCAGGCAGAGGCATACCTTGCGCAGAACCCCGCCGGCCAGGATCAGGGCTATGTGCCCACTCCGAACAACGGCACCGGCGGCCGCACGCTGTCATCCGCGGCGCAGGCTTGGGTTGACCGCAATCCGCGGTTCAACAGCGATCCGCAATTTCGCACCCACGCCATGGCGGCCCATCAGTCTGCCATTGACGATGGCATTACGACTGACTCCCCGGCATATTTCCGCTTCATTGACGATTCACTGAAGCGGGCATTCCCGGACCATGGCGGCGATCGCGGAAGGGGTGACGACATGAGTGAACGGTTCAACGGTGCACCTCCGAACCGTGGCGGCTCCGGTGGTGGTAGCGGGAACACGGTCAAGACGCCGTTCGGTCCGGTGCAGGTGCATCGTCGCGCTAATGGCACCATGGGGGTCCGTATCCCCCAGGATCGCATGGAAGATTGGAACGAAGCGGCACGCATCTGCGGTATGTCGCTCAAGGATTATGTGGCCGAGCAAATCCAGATCAAGCAGGAACTCGATACCGGCGGCAACGCGGGCATGATCACCACCGAAGGAGCGACCTTCCGATGAGCGAAACCGTCAAGACGCCTCCCGTGCGTCGTCTCGTGCGGCGTCGCGCCGTCGATGCCAAGCAGGCCGGGGTTGCCTCCGCGCCGCCGCAGGAGGAACGAGCCGAGCCGGCACGCGAAGCACAAACGCCGCCGGATCGACTGACGCGCCGTTCGCGCTTTGATATGAGCGCCGATCCGCTCAACGTCCCAAAGCACCTGCGCAAGCCGGGTTGGGATTATCAATGGATGGTCACTCGCGTTGTAGGCCAACCGGTCGACCCGTCCGAATTGCTGGCATATCACCAGCAGGGTTGGCGTCCCGCACGTTCTGTAGACTATCCAACGATGTTGCCGGATGGCGTGAAGTCCGACCACATTGAACGGCTGGGCCAAATCCTGATGGTGCGCCCGATGAGCCTGACCATGCAGGCGCGGCAAGAGGACATGCAGGCCGCCGAAGAAGCACGCCGCGACAAACTGCAAGGCGCCGCACAGGGCCGCGCTTCTGACGGTGCGCTCAACAACGTGCGTGGGGTGGTGCCGCATACCCTGTCCGTCGAAATCGAGGGCGAAGCGGGCACTTACGCCAACAGCCGATAATTTTTGTTTGTGGAAAGGTTCCACTGACGCTATACGATTGGGCGTGGTCCTCCCCGGATCATGGACGTTTCCTCCCTAGACTTGGCCCGACCGTCCCCATGATGGTCGGGCCTTTTTCGTTTTCGATTGGTGTTGCGTTTCGCGCAAACTGTGGATAGCGTGCCGCCAATCAGTGCCCCCTCGGTCCGAAAGGGGCTCCCCGTATTGTCCTGAAAGCGGCAGGCTGTCGCGATAAGGGCGCAAGGTGAGAGCCCTGTCATGCCGACAAATACGCTCGCCCCCAGCGGCTTGAGCTTCAGCCGCAACTTCATCAGCGGCGCCAATACCTATCAGGCGAACCTGTTCACGATCAAAAAGGCGTATGCCAGCACGATTGGCATGGGCGATGTGGTCGCGACCGGCACCGCCACCAACCAGGGTTATGTGACCCTGGCGAACGATGCAGCCACCCGCGTCCTCGGCGTCTTTGCCGGCGTGCTCGCCTACTACGACAGCACCCTTCAAGGCATCTCGCACGGGTTGAACGGGTCGTATCAGTCCACGTCGAACCCCGCAGCCGACATTCAGTGCCTCGTGATCAGCGATCCCTTCGCGACCTTCATCGCTCAGGTGAACGGCGGCACGTTTGCGCAAAGCTGGGTTGGCCAGAACATCGGCTGGACCGCGGCAACCAACGGCACGCCGAACAGTTCCGGCCGATCGGTCCTGTCGCTGTCGTTCGCGTCGTTGAACACAACGAACACGCTGCCGTTCCGCATCGTGGGTTCGGCCGGTGTCACCGGCGGCCCGCAGGACCCGGCGAACACCAACCCCTGGGTCGAGGTTCGCTTGAATACCAGCGAAGTCCTCTCGGCAACCGGCATCTAAGGCGAGGGCACAGACATGGCTATTTCATCCAGTCAAATCCCTGCGCTGCTTCTGCCGGGCGTCCGCAAGATCAAGGGCGACTATCAGGACATGCCGCAGCAATGGTCCATGATCTACGCCAAGGGCGTGTCGCACATGGAGGCGGAAAAGACCGTCCATGTGCGCTACCTGCCCCTGCCGCAGCTTAAGACCACGGGCGCACCCACGCAGTTTGACCAGAACGCCGGGCAGCGGTTCAGCTACAACCACATCCACATCGCTTTCGGGCTGGGCTACTCGTTCACCCGCGAGGCGCTGAAAGACAACCTCTACAAGACCTCGTTCAACGCGGCGAACCTGGGCCTCATGCGCTCGTTCCGCCAGATGAAGGAGATTGTCGGGGCTGCCACGCTCAACACCGGGCAGACGCTCAATCCGACAATCGGCGGTGACAACCTGCCGCTGTTCAGCACGCAGCACCCGGTCGACGGCTACACGGTCGCAAACACGCCGGCCACGCAGGTCGGCCTGAACGAAAACAGCCTGACCATGGCCAACAACATGATCCGGCGCTTCCGCGACAACGCCGGCCTGCTCTACGGCTCCCAGGGCAAAAAGCTGGTTGTGCCCGTCGAACTGCGGCATGTGGCCAAGCGCCTGATGGAAACGCAGCTTCGCCCCGGCACCACCAACAACGATACATGGTCGGTCAAGGAAAACGACGATCTGCGCGACGGCTATGTGGTCATGGACTTCCTGACCTCGCCCTATGCGTGGTTCGTCCTGTCCGATGCCGGCGGCCTGATCTATCTGGAACGCGAGCCGTTCGAAACGTCGATGCAGACCGACTTCACCACCGACAACCTGATGGTGAAGGCTTACGAGCGCTTTTACATGGGCTACGACGATTGGCGCTGCGCTGTCGGCTTCTACCCGACCAACTGACCGACTTGCTGCCGGCGCGCAATCAGGTGCGCCGGCCAAGCGTGCGTGACGGGGCATAGTCCCAACAGGAGTGCCGCATGGCTGCTACCACACTTGATGGCCCGCAGATCGTTTATGGGCCGCTGGCTATGATCCCGGCCAGTTTCGGCGCGGGCGGCGCAGTCGACCCCAATCAGGACGCCGGGCCAAACGGGTTCTATCTCGGGCAGGCAATGCTCGATCTGCGGTTGGTGTTTCTGAAAGACAACATCATCGGCGTGCGCGGTGCGGCTCAGAGCCACCTGCTGTCGCCGTTCATGAAGTCGATCTCGCAAATCCCGGCGACGCTGGCGAACAACAACATCGCGGCCGCGGCGAACGTCGTGGCGAACACGCCGATGACCTTGGCGGCTGCGACGCTGGGCATCACGCTCAATGTGCCGATCCACCCCTACTCGCAGGTGCTGAACGCTGCGACCGTCACCACGGCGGCGATTGCCCTGGACTTCGGTTTTGGGTTCGGCAACGTGACCTCGGGCAGCACCACGATCCCGGTTTCAAGCTCGACGCTGTATTTCGTCGGGATGCCGCTGGTGATCGGTGGCGTGGGCAACTCGGGCGGCACTATCCCGCTCCTGACCTCCGTGGCGAGCATCGTGGACGCGACCAACATCACGGTGGTCGACTCGCCCCTGGCCAGCAACTCGACGGCGCCGATTGGGATGGGCGACCTGTGGGGGCCGGTTCCGGCTGGCACGGGCACCCCGACCCCGACCGCGGCATACCCGTTCTTGGCCCATGGCCCGCAGCGTATGCTGGACCCCCGCCAGGCGGTGACGCGCGGGGTGCGCATCGTCGGCAGCGGTGGCGGTAGTGGCGGCAACTTCACGGTCGCGGGTTGGGACATTTACGGCCAGCCCATGACGGAGACGATTACGGTTGCGGCGGGTGCCAGCACCGGATGGTCGAAGAAGTGCTTCAAATACATCGGGTCGGTGACGCCGCTGTTCACCGATGCCAACAACTATTCGGTCGGGACCTCGGACGTGTTCGGCTTTGCCTATCGGTCGAACATTTGGGAAGAAACCACGGTGTTTTGGGCTGGCGCGATGCAGACCAGCAGCCAGGGTTGGCTTACGGCCGATCAGACTGATCCGGCGACGGCGACCACCGGCGACGTGCGCGGCACGATCCAGACCAGCGCATCGGGCGGGGGCACCGGCATCGGTGCCAGCGCATCCAACGGCACGGTGTCGAGCCTTGCTATGACGGGCCGCCGGCTGGAAATTGGCCAGCAGATCACGGTGGCCGATACGCTCCTGGCCGGCAGGCTGAACACGGCGCCGATCTTCGGCGTGACCCAAGTTTGAGGACCCGATCATGAAGAACGCACTACTCTCGGCGGTCGCGCTGTTTGGCTTGTGGGGCACGGCGGCGCAGGCGCAGATCATCAATGCGCAGACCGGCACCACCTATACCGTCGTCAACGGCGACTGCGACCCGGACGGCAAGCGCGTGCTGACGTTCAACAACACGGCATCGGTGGCGGTGACGCTGCCGCAGGCTGGCGCCTCGGGCCTGTTCAATCAGGGCTGCCGTATCACGATGAACAACATCGGCACCGGCGTTGTGACTGTGACGCCGACCACCAGCACCGTGAACGGCCAGACCACCCTGACCCTGGCGCCGGGGACTTCGGTTTCCATTGCCAGCACGGCGACCGCGGCTGGCACCGGCAACTATATCTATGCCATCGCGGGCGGTTCGCAGATTTGCCAGTCCTATTTCTTCACGGGCACCCCGGCGGCGACCAATCAGGCGTTCGTGTTGGTCAATCGCCCGATGGTGCTGGCGTCGCTGACGGAGGTCCACGGCGTTGCGGCGGGCGGTGCGTCCACTATGGACATCACCAAGGAGAGCGGCACCACGGCGCCGGGCGCGGGCACATCGGTCTTCCAGACCGGCAGCTTTGACCTGAACGCCACCGCGAACACCCCGCAGACGGCGGCGATCTCTACGACGCTGGCGACGCGCACGCTGGCGGCTGGCAACCGCTTGTCGGTGAAGTTCAACAACGCGATCCAGTCCTCGGCGGGCGTTGTCGTGGAAGCCTGCTTCTCCCCGATCTAAGGGCCGATCATGTCGAACCCGTCCACCGTCACCCTGCAACTCGCTGCTGCCGTCGCGAATGGCATCGCGCAGGCGCAGGCTGTGGCGGCGGCGGGCAACCTGACGCTCAACGGCTCGCTGGTCACGGCGGGCGTGGCAATCCTAGGCACCAACGGCGTCGCCCGGCGGGTGCTGCTGGCATCGAGCGGCAATGACGCCACGGTGGTTTTCACGGTCACCGGCACCGACCGCAACGGCAACGCGCAAAGCGAAGCGGTTACCGGCCTGAACGGTGTGGCGACGCAATACACGCTGCGGGACTTCCTGACGGTCACGCAAATTGCCGCCTCGGCGGTGTGCGTCGGCAACATTACGGCCGGCACGAATGGCGTGGCTTCATCGCCTTGGGTGCTGGACGACTTCACGCACGAGACGTGGATGGTAGCGGTCGGCGTTTCGATTGCCGCCGGTTCCGCGACCTACACCGTCGAGCATACCTATGACGATCCGAACAAGATCGGCACAACGCTGGTGGCATTGCCTGAGCAATGGTCTATGAACCCCGCCAGCTATGTTCCGGCCAAGGCGTGGCCCCATCCGATACTGGTGGGCCTGACTGCTGACGCCGAGGGTACCTACGACAACAAGCCGGTGTTTGCGCACCGGCTTACGATCACCACGGGCACCGGCCTTGTGGTGATGCAGACGATCCAAGCCGGCATCGGTCAATCGTAAGGAAGTCGGTCATGAAGATGCCCATGCGCACCACCCGTAAGGCTCCTGTCGGTGCCGGTCCCGCCTTGGCGATGGACGACACCAGCATGGCGAACATGCGGAAGAAGGGCGGCAAGGTTGGCGCCAAGGTTCACGGCAAGGCGGCCGCGTCCCGTCCCGACCGGCGCGCGCGTGGCGGGGCGACCTCCGACCGCGATCCACTCACTTCGGCCGGCAAGATGAGCAAGATGCCGTATGAGGCGAAGCAGGCCGCTAACAGCACCGAAGGCTCCGGCGCGGACCGGACTTCTTACCCGGACTGACCCAGGGCAGCGGGGACGCCGCGCCCCGCGCCCGTGGCGGCAGGTTGACCGCGGCACAGCGTAACGCGCTCCCTGAAGGCGACTTCGCGTTGCCTGGGGGGCGCTATCCAATTGAGAATGCCAGCCACGCCAGGAACGCCTTGGCCCGCGTGGCCCAACATGGTAGCCCGGCAGAGAAGGCCACGGTGCGCCGCAAGGTGGCCAGCAAGTATCCCGGCATCAAACAGGGCTGATCGCCGGCAAGGAGGCGATAAGCGATGCCAACCCCCGGCTTCCCGAGCGGCACCAACGACTTTGCCATGACCAACGCGGGCGTCGTCTATGAGGCGTTCGACCGCATTCAAATCCGGCCGACATCGATCACGCGGCACCACATGGTCAGCGCGCGGCAGTCGCTCAATCTGGAAATGACCCGCTGGAACAACCTCGGCATCAACCTGTGGAAGATCACGGGCGGCGCGATTGACCTTGCGCCTGGCCAGGAACTCTACGCGCTACCGGCGAACCTCGTGACCCTGACCGAGCTTTGGTATTCCAGCCCGGACCAGTCGGTGCCGGCGACGACATATCTGCGGGACGGGTTTGGCAACCTGATCCTCGACGGCAACGGGCAGCCTATCGTGCTGACGGGCGGCGGCACGTCGAACCCCGGCAACAACACGATCGACCGTATCATGGTGCCGATCACGCGCGAGCAATACGCGATGCTGCCGAACAAGTATCAGGCTGGCATCCCGACGCAGTATTGGTTCGAGCGCCTGACGCTGCCGCAGATCACGATCTGGCAGGTGCCGGCCACGGGTGCCCCGACAAATATCCTGCGCTGGTATGGCCTTGAGCGAATATGGGACATGGGCGTAGCGGGCGGCGAAACCCCGAACGTCGTGAACCGGGCGCTCGACGCGCTGTGCGCTTGCATGGCCTATCGGCTGGCCATCAAGTTTGGGGACGACAAAATCCAGGCCGCGCGTAAGGCCGACCGTGAAGAAGCATGGGCCGAGTTCACGATGAACGACACCGAGCCGGGACCGATGATCATCACGCCGAACGTCTCGGCTTATGGCCGGATCGGGTGACCGATGGCGCTGGGCGATATCAACGGCCACTCCCGCGTCAGTGCCTACGACCCGCAGGCGGCGGCGGTATGCGACCGATGCTCACGACGCTACAACCTTTCGGCGCTGCGCAGGCAGTTTCAGTGGGCCGGAACGACGCTGCTCGACACCGGCTTTCTGGTGTGCCGCAAGTGCCTAGACACGCCGTTTGAGCAGTATCGGTCGATCATCTTGCCGCCCGATCCGGTGCCGCGGATGAACCCGCGCCCTGACGTGCAAGCGACGCCGATCTACTATCCCGGCAGCAATGAGCCGACGACGCCCGGCAACCAGAACTTCCTGCAATACATCCTCGGCACGCCGAACGCGGGCACCTACCCCACGGACAAGCCTGACGTGCTGGCGGCGGTGGCGGCGATCACAGGCGTTCCGATCCCGGCGGGCATCGTGGATCGGTCCATCACGATCACGCCGGCCAACACCACGTTGACGCTGATGGCCGATGGCGGGCGGGAATGGTTGCTGATCTACAACCCGGCGCAGCCCGTGTGCGCGTTCAACCTGGCAACCGCGCTGTGGGGCTCGACCACCAATCTGATGATCGGCCCCGGTGAAGCGTGGTTCGCGTCGTCGGCCAGCGGTAACCCGCCCTGGACCGGCGCCATTACGGCAATCGGCCTGACTGCCAATGTGCCCCTTTACGCTTGGGAGTCGGCTTGATGAGCCAGACCTACGACAGCCTGAAAGTCGCCGTGACGGTTGCGCTGGCGCAGGCGCCTTCGCCCTACAACGTCCTGCCGCCTGACTTCGAAACCCTGTTTCCGCAGTCGGTGCAGTATGCCGAAAACCGCATCTACCGGGAGATAACCCCGCTCTGCCAGCGAGCGCAGAACGCATCGGTTTCGACCGTGGCCAGTAGCCGGCAAGTTGGCCTGGCCGCGCAAACCCCGTCGCAGGTGATTGTGATCGAGGGCATCGCCCTGATCGGCCCGGCTGGCTCAACACCGGCGGCCGGGACGCGCTATGTCTATGACCTCGCCTCGCTGGACTGGATCGACACGACATGGCCAAATGAGGCATCGACCGTCAGCCCGACCGATGCGGAATATATCGGCCGATATGCCGCGCTGATCGACAACGAAACGCTTGTGATCGCCCCGACGCCCGATGCCGCCTATGCGGTGGAAGTGACGGGCCTATATCCGCCGACGCCGCTGGGTCCGACCAACCAGAGTAGCTACCTCCTGAGCACCTATCCCGAATTGGTCGAAGCTGCGTGCATGGTGTGGATGTCGGGGTGGCTGTTGCGGAACTATGGGGCGCAGGCGGACGATCCGCGGATGGCGGTGTCACACGAGACGCAGTATTCGTCGCTGCGAGATAGCGCGCTGGCGCAAGAGCAGCGGATGCGCGGGCAGGGCACCGGATGGTCGGCCAACCTGCCGACGCCGCTGGCGCAGCCGCAGAGGACCTGACCATGGTTGATATGCGGATCAAGTTTGAGCCGGGCGTTTCGATCCAATCGACGCCGCTGCAAACCGGCCTCGGGCTGCAAGCGTCGAACCTGATCCGGCACAAGCTGGGCCAAATCCAGAAATACGCCGGCTGTTCCCGGCTATCGAGCGACACGTTCCATGGCACCGCTCGCGCGCTGTTGCCCTGGGCCGATCTGCACGGCGCTGGCTATATCGGGATCGGCACCAACGAACTGCTGGAAGTCTACTCGGAAGGCGCGATTTCCTCGATCACGCCGATTGACGCCACGAGCGACTTGCTGACGCCTTACACGACGGTCGCGGGTTCATCGCTGGTGACGATTACCGATGGGTCCTATGTCCCGGCAGAGGGCCAGTGGATCGAGATACAGAACGCATCGTATGTCGACGGCATCTTTCTCCAAGGCGTCTACAAGATCGTCTCGGTAGGGGTTGGCGACTATGTGATCGACGCCGGCACCAATGCGATAGCGGGCGCGGTGGCTGCTGGCGCGGTGATCACGTTCAACACCACGAACACCCTGACGGCGGTGACGATCACCCTGGGCGCCTATGCTTTCGCGGACCAATACGACCTGCTGGTAGGCGTCAGCACGATTGTCGGCGGCATCACGTTCGTTGGGGATTACACGGTCACGGTCACGGTCGGGCCGGTGAACACGATCACTGGATCTGTCGCGGCGTCATCCACCACGAGCGGCCAGGAAAACGGCGGCAACGTCAGGATCAACTATCTGCTGCTGTTGCCGGTCGATGATGCGACCTCGGGCACCTATGGCACCGGGCTTTATGGCGAAGGCCTATACGGCACGGCGACGTCGAGCGTGCTGTCCCCGCCGCAAGTGCGCTGGACCCTGGCACAGTGGGGTGAGGACCTGCTTGCGGCTTATGCCACCGGGACGATCTACCATTGGGTTCCGCCGGTCGCGGTGGGCAATGTGGCAACGGCGGTGGCCGGGGCGCCATCCGCGGTCAACGGCGTGTTCGTCGCGGCCCCGCAGCAACAGGCAGTCGCTTGGGGCGCCTACTCTGCCACGCTGGGCGAACAGGACGCGCTGCTGATCAAGTGGTGCGACGTTGCCGACCTGAACACATGGAACGTCACCACGACCAATCAGGCCGGTAGCTTTCGCCTGACCAGCGGGGCGCGCGTCCTGTCTGGCATGTGGTTCGGCCTGTCCGGGCTGCTGTGGACCGACCTCGATATGTGGGTCATGACCTATGTGGGCTTTCCGCTGGTCTACGGGTTCAACCGCGTCGGTGAAAACTGCGGCCTGATCAGCCAGCGCGCGGCGGGGATCAGCGGCACCACGGTTGCTTGGTTGTCGATCAACGAGTTTTTCATCTATCGCGGTGGGCAGGTGACGGTGCTGCCGTGCGACGTGCACGACTTCATCTTCAACAACATCGACATGACCTATGCCGACGCGGTGTATTGCGCTTCCAATGCGTCATCGTCCGAACTGGCGTGGTGGTTCCCGGTCCTGGGCAGCGATGGCGTCTGCACCGCTTACGTGAAATGGAACGTGACTGAAGGCTTTTGGGACTATGGCCAGGACCAGTTGACCCTTTCGGCGTGGTCGGACCAGTCGGTGTTTGGGCCGCCCATTGCCGCCGATTACAACGGGCTGATCCAGCAGTTTGAAACGGCGGTGGACTTCGATGGCGTCTCGCTGGCCAGCAGCTTCGCGACCGGGTTCTTCACGCTGCAAGACGGCACTGACTTTGTGTTCCTTGAGCGGATCAGGCCAGACTTGACGATGAGCACCGGCGGGCAGGTGCAAATCTACATCAACGTGGCCGATAGCGTGGCGCAGGTGCCAGACGCCGCATATCCGGTTCGAACCTATGGCCCGTATACCGTGACGCAATCGACCCCGTTCATTGTGGTCCGGGCGCGGGGCATCTATTTCCAATTCATCTTAGTGGCCGCGTCGCCTAACACCTTCTGGCGCATCGGTTCGCCGCTCGCCATCGTGCAGCCAGACGGGAAACATTGAGCATGTCGTTTTCCAACATGGTTGGCCCTGTGCAGATCAGCGGCATCACGGAACTGACGCAGGTATTGACCAATATCCAGCGTTCGCTTTCGGCCCTGTATGACAAGCTGGGCACCAGTTACATCGCCCTGGACGGCAACAACACGTTTACCGGAACCGACACGTTCAAGCTGCCGCCGATCATCAATGCGGGAGCGGTGGGCACCGCGACATTCCTGCCGATGGGTGCGCTCGACAAGCAGGCTTCGGCAACTGGCATCGGCAACGGCGCCGACCTGACCGATGATACGCTGTTCACCTATTCCCTCCCGGCCAATGCGCTCGATGCCGACAACCGCACGATCATCGTGGACGCCTTTGGATCGTTCGCGGCCAACGGCAACAACAAGACGGTCAAGCTGTGGTTTGGGACCTCGGTGGCGTTCTCATCCGGGGTGCTGACCAACAACAACGTGGGATGGTCCGCGCGCCTGATCTTGTGCCGCACCGGCGCCGCCGCACAAATTGGTTCCGGGTTTGGCATGGCCGGCTCGACGCCGTTCCCTGTGCCGTTGCCGCTGGTCGGAACCGAAGTCACGACGGGCGCTATTACGATCAAGACCACAGGCGCAAGCCCGACCACGGGCGCGGCGAATGACGTGAAGGGCTATGGAATGGTGGTCACTTACCTCAACTAGTGGTAGGTCCGCAGCGGAGGCGCACACATGCCGTTGATTCATTCGGACACCAAGGCTGCGGTTTCGCGGAATATTTCCGAATTGATCCACAATGGGCGTCCGCAGCGGCAGGCCATCGCCATTGCACTCGACAACCAGCGCCGCAGCGCGCGGGCCGATGGCGGCATTGCTGGTGGCGCGCGTGCCAGTGGCGGCATCGCTGGCGAACAGCACAAGCCGGGCGTCGCTACGGGTTACCTGCACGGTGACACGCCGGGCCGGGCCGACAGCGTGCGCACCACGGCACCGGCCGGCGCCTATGTGATCCCGGCCGACATTGTTTCAGCCATGGGCGAAGGCAACAGCACGGCCGGCGCCAAGAAGCTGCAAGCCTGGATTGCCAAGCGCGCGCCAGGACATGCGGCCGGCGGCGTGACCAATGCACCGCGCCCGACCTCGACAACGCCGGTGCTGCTGTCCCATGGCGAGTATGTCGTTTCCCCTGCTGACGTGGCCAAGTTTGGCGGCGGCGATCACAAGCGGGGGCTGAAATTCTTCGACCGCTGGGTGGTCCAACAGCGGGCACGATTGATCAAGAAGCTGCGCAACCTTCCCGGTCCGGTGAAAACGCAATGACATATAGAAACCCTTGGCTGCAAACCTATACGGTGAGTGGATACGATCAATTCGGGCAACCATCTCGCGAGACGGTGACGGTGACGCCGCCGCTGTATTTCTGGCTTGGCCTCGATGCTGAGCCAAAATTCAGGTTCATCGAAAAGATTGAAGTTGGGAATCGACGTTCGTTTGAGGGGCGCGTGGCATGAACCACATCAGCACGCCCGACAACCACGAACAGAACGGAACGCTACCAGACGGCTCGATGATCCTGAGCCGATCACAGGTCGAGGCATTTGGCAACGGCGATGCCGCCCGCGGCCGCAAGGAAGTGCGGCGGATGGCGAACGCCTACCGCGATGGCCCCGTGCATAACGGCCCGACCCCGCAGCCGCGCAACGTGCGGGCCGCAGGCGAGAAAGACGAAGCGGCAATCATGGAACTGCTCCTGGGCAACCTGCGGGAGTATGCCGACCAGATCGCCCCGATTGATCCTAACCGGGTGGCGCTTCATGTGCGGATAGCGACCCGGCGCGAGGGTGGCCTATGCGGCGTGATCGACGGGCCTGACGGCAAGCCGGTGGCCGTGTGCCTGCTGGTGCCGGTGCAATGGTGGTGGTCGCAGCAATGGTATCTGATGGAAGTGGTGAATTACGTTCATCCCGACCATCGCCGCAGCCACCACATTGACGATCTGCTTTCGTTCCAGCGTTGGGCAGTCGATGCGTGGACCGGCAGCTTCGGGTATCGCGTCTATCTGCTGTGCGGCGTGTTGGGTGCGTGGCGCGTGTTCGAGAAGATCGCGCTGTATCGGCGCCGGTTCCGGCAAGTGGGTGCGGCATTTCTGTATCCTGCCCCGAACGTCAAAATAGACCCCTGAGAAAAGGACACGGCCCATGAGCGGCGGCGGTCAAACCACATCCACAAGCAGCAACGCGCCGCCGCAAGAATTTCTTGACGCCTACAAGAACGTGGTCAGCCGCGCGCAAAATGTGTCGCAGACGCCTTATCAGCCATATCCGGGCCAGGTCGTCGCGGACCTATCGCCCGACCAGACCTCGGCCATGGATATCATCCGGGCCAGCCAGGGCATCAACTTCCCCTACATCAACACGGCGGCTGGGTATTTCGATCAATCCACATCGCCGCTGACTTCCGGTGTCGCGCAACTGAGCCCGACGCAGCAGGGCGAACTGTTCAACGCCGGGCGCACCAATCTCGACTATGCAGCGGGTCCTGGGGTGCTCAATGCGGCCAACGCCGGTGCCGGTGGCATCATGGGCGCGGCCAATTCGTTTACTCCTGCTTCGATCAATGCGTTCCAGTCGCCCTACACCGATCAAGTGGTCAATGCGACGATGCGCGACTTCGATGCGCAGAACGAACAGCAGCGGCAGGGCGTGGTGGGCAACGCCATCAGCCGGGGCGCGTGGGGCGGCGATCGCTCTGCGGTGGCTGAGGCGTTGCTGGCTGGTGAGCAACAGCGCGCGCAAGACCCGGTGCTGGCCAACCTGCGGAACCAGGGCTGGCAGAGCGCGGTGAACGCGGCGCAGCAGCAGGCGGCGCTACGCACGCAGGGCGCGACCGCGGCGGGTGGCCTTGGCTACCAGGGCGCGGCCACGACGGCGGGGATGCAGAGCGACGTGGCGCGGCAGCTTCTAGGCCTATTCGGCAACCAGCAATCGCTTGGCATCGGCACCAATCAGGCGCAGGCCAACCTATTGCAGCAGGCCGGCTATGGCATGGCCGGGCTTGGGCGCGAGGCGCAGTCGGGCATTCTGGGCGGCGCGCAAGCATTGGGCGCCAGTGGCACGCAACAGCAGCAGCAGGCGCAGGCGTTGCTGAACGTGCCGTATCAGCAATACCTCGCGGCGCAGCAGTATCCGTTTCAGACGACGGGCTGGCTGGGCAACCTTGTGCAAGGTGTTGGCGGTGCATCCGGTGGGACGCAGACCACGAGCCAGCCGGCGCCTTCAACGCTGTCGCAGATCGGCGGCCTTGGCATGTCGGCAGCCGGCATCATCGGCGGCACGGGCGGGTTCGGGGCCAACGGCTGGCTGACCAACCTGTTCGAGCGCGGTGGCGGCGTTCCGGCGCGCGCGGCCGGCGGTGGGCTTGAGTCGTTCGGCCTGCCGCAGATTGGGGTTGGCGACCCGTCCGAGGAAGTGCCCAACGCGGGCGCATCTCCTGTGCCGTCTGATGGCGGCATGGCGCACGGCACGCCGCTGATCAAGCGCAACTATGGCTCAACCACGACGGCATCGGGCGGTGGTGGCGGCATCATGGATGCAGTCGGCCCGCTGATGACCATTGCCAAGGTGGCCATGCTCTTGGCACGCGGTGGCGGCATCGCGGGCCACGACAGCACGCCACGGCGCGCGGCTGGCGGCATCCTCGGGTTTGCCAACGACAACTCCGATCCGTTCGCCATCCCGTCTGTGGTGGGTGAGTCGCCATACGTGTCGATGCAGGCCGGCCACAACCACATGGGCGTGCCGGTGTTGGGCGGCATGGGCAACGGCGGAATGGGCATCTCCCCGGCCGATGGCCACGCCCTGGCGCTGGCTGGCGCGACCGGCGGCCCGACCGTGCAATCCTATCTCGACAACGTGATGCGCGGGGCGTTCCACGGCACTCCGAGCGTCTACACGCCGCCGCCCCCCGTATCGCCGCTGGCGCCGACCGGCCCGGCAGAGCGCAAGCCGACCGATGCGGAACTGTTCGGCATCATGAGCCAGGACAGCGGCGACGGCGGTAGCGACGGGTCCGACAGCGGCGGTGCGGGCGAAGGCGAGGGCGCGGGGTATCGCGGCGGCAATGTGCATCGTCTGCCGAAGCGCGCGGCGGGTGGCATCGCTGGGGACGATGACACCGACCTGCCAGCGACGGATAGCGTGCCGGTTGACGATGGGGCCGATCTGCCCACGCC